CGACTTCATACTTTTCTCCGGTGATATATTGATACCCAAACCCTTCAAAATCTTGGCATATTGGTCATACACTACACGGTGCCAAATGCAAATATCGTCGCCCAATATCTGATAGGATTTGAAAAGATCTTTCTTTTCACCCACAGACGTAAAGTAGGAAAATTGAACCAGACAGTGGTGGGCAATCGCGAAGATTGTCCAGCCAGAAATCAGTCCGAGAGGAGTGCCTATGGCCCACCGGAAAGTTTTATCTTCATACCGGAAATCTCTGTTGGTAAGAAGTTCTTTCCAAAGACTTGAAAGTCTTTGATCGTCGGTAAGCGCAAAAAGTACCGTCTCCATCGTAGAAACTGGCAGCCTGTCTGTAGCCTTTGTAAGATCGGCGGAGCCGATCCACGCTTTATTGAGACTTTGTGAAAGTATTCGAAAGAAGCCTTTCCCCTGGTTGAACGTGGAATCCATCGGAATCGTCTTTAAGGCCTTCATACCTGCGTCATGGATACATTGGAGACTGTTCATAGTCCACATGTCACCCATTGCAAATAATCTAGTCTTACCGCCCCTTTCGGATGCGAGGGCGATACGACCCGTGTATACTTTGCCTAAGGTTGATCGATCTGTGTGTTTAACACAGTGATCCATAGAATCATTCAGTAATGTCTGATTCATATGTTTATTGAACTCCTGTACTGTCTGGTACAGTCCGGATTCAGTAAGAGCTACGGCGTCTATATGCGCAGTAACTATTGCCTGACCATTAGGACCAGATCGTAATCTTCCGATTACACGTTTGCTGGGTTTCAGTGATGACTTGAACCGTAGTTTAAGATCATTGAACCAACGGGAGTTATTTAGGTAAGTAAGTAATTCCTTATTAAATTCATCCAGATCGAACTCTCCTCTATAGCCATCAGTGATGGACTTTGAGTCGAATTTCGGTTCTAGTCGAATAGCTTCGTACACTCGTGTACAAGTAAGTACAAGCCTTACAAACTTGTCGTCACTACTAAGTAGTAGTGGCTTGATTAGCGCTAATGTCCGACTCACGTTGTCCTTAGATGACTTGTGAAAGGGAATAGGTTTAATCGGTCTACGGAGTGCAACATCCATTGCTTGTAAATGGATTGCCTTGAATAAAGTTAGGGTATATTGTTTACCATTGTGTTTAAGAGATTTCTCAAAATCTTGGTAATACGATGCTGTAAACTGCTCTAACCTCTTCTCATCGCAAGTATTGAATTGATGAATCGAAGCGGCGGTCATTATGATCGTCTTTAGATTGTTGAAATTTAATTTAACCATTTATCTTTGTTTGTTTGCTCTCCCCCGACTGGGGTGCCATCAAGATGATTGGCGAGGACGGCTTGTCTTTAGGACCAAACCGCGGACCCTGTTCTACGAG